GTTTGCCGAGTTCGGCTCGGCGCCGACGAACCATTAACGAGGTGCGCTACAGGCACACGACTGGCTAGCGATTATCTCGCTTGAGAGATGTCTCTCAACCAACCGTATAGGTCTGTAGCGTGACAACGATGAACCGTTGCTCGTTGCCAGCGCTGATGATTCATATTGGGAAACAGGCTCTATGCCGACATTGTGCCAAATGCCAATATCTGCGCCATTTCGCCAGCACAGCACCCCCCGGGGGCACGCCCCCCATGCCGGCCTGCTTCAATGTGGATGGTTTCGTCGCGTAGCCGTACAGACCATTTTTTAAAACCCTGTTTAATACCCCCACAAGGGCACCTATTGCGCCAAAAGGGTACCTTACTTAAAAAATTATACGGTTTCGATTTTTAATTCTTGGCGTTTAATTTTTGCCACACAAGCTTTTGCACAATACAGTACGCCTTTGTATTCGCGAATTATGGCGCGCTTTGTTTTCTTGCCACATTCTGGACACACATGGTTTGTGTCGGGGGTCAAGCCAACATATAGTGTTGGCTTGCCGTAATCTTCTTTGGGCGCTACGGGTGTGCTGGTGCTACGTTTGGCTGGTTTCTTGCCAGCCATTAACAGTTCCACTTTTTCAGCGCCAACGCTTTACGAGTTGGTTTGCCGTTTGGTTTTCTCATTGGGCCCGGCATGCCACCCATCCGTGCGCAAAACGATTTGCGCCGCTTGGCAGCTTTCGAGCCTGGCTTTAATCTGCTTGGTTTTGTTGTGACCGCCATTGACAACTTTGAACCAGGGTTCTGGGCACGATAAGAAGCTATACCTGCGCGGTTTAGCCCACCCTCTGGGTTCTTGCCTTCCTTGCGTTGCCATGCGGCAGTCTTTGGCATTATCTGCCGTGTTTGTTTAGACCGCCACCTGTTAGGCGATTGTATAAACTTCTTACTCCACCACCAGAACCTGGTCCTGTGCGTGGCGGTCTTGTCATTCCTCTTGGAGTTGGTTTTGTCATTCCTTTTGGAGTTTTTGCATATGCTTTTTTCAACGAAGCCAACTCACGCGAAGTTGGCTTATTGATGTTTTTTATTGTAGATGACGATGACTTTGTTTTTATTGTAGATGAATTTGAAGGAGACCCATACGAATCTGCACTTCTGCGTGGTTGTTTTTTGTCAGCCATTACTTGTACTCCTTAATCATTGCCTTTGGGTTCTTAACTTTGGTGGTGTTGCCCTTGACTTTTGGTGGGTAAGTTGATGTAACTGTCCCCGACTTCGGCGTTGCCGAAGCGTGGTTATCAAGTTGACGGTAGTTGTATGGCATAGTGCTCCTTAAACCTTGGCTTGTGTTGGCCTTAATCACAACGCTTAGGGCGTTGTGATTAACAGCTAGTTGGGGAAACCGGGTTTTTCCGTTTCCCCCCCTATAGTCCCCCCCAAAGCGTTACATGCGTAACGAAGTACCTACACATTGATGGCAATAGAAGAAGCAACGCTCACAGTTGCACAACAAAATTATCTTGACTGGCTGTGCACCGCTCCCTCGGAGCGGGTGCCAGCCTCCAAAGCCAAGTACGCCATTGAACATGGCGTAGATGAAACAACGCTACGACGCTGGCAGAAAAAAGAAGTTTTCCTCAACGAGTGGAAAAAGCGTGTGGACGACATTCAGGGTTCACCAGAACGCACACAAAAGCTTCTGGACACACTTTACAACAAAGCCCTAGAGGGTGACACCAAATCAGCCCAGCTTTACCTGCAGGCCACTAACCGCATGTTGCCACCTACGGTAACGGTTCAATCTAATAAGAAAGCAACGGAGTTGTCCGACTCTGAGCTCGATGAACTTATTGGGCAGATTGCTGCCCATGAGAAGTCGCGACGTAACTTCAAGGTGGTGTAATGACTACAACCAATGACGCAATGTATGTTGCGCTAAAAGCGCAATACCCAACGCTGTCTACGCTGGGTGACATGATGTACGCCTTTGCCCAAGACAACGGTTACAACTTCCGTAACACTCTTGGTTATGAGTTTTATGCCGCTACTGGTGCCGTAGGCACCACTCGCGGCGACCTGGCTAACTCTTACTGGAACGACCCGGACTTTGCTGTGTCGAACCTTGAGCTTGAAGATGGTAACGATTTTCTCTTAGAAGATGAAGGATTCATTTTGATGGAGATTGGCAATGGCTGATAAAAAGATAACACAACTAGATGCTTTGGCTGAGTTGGCTTCCGGCGACCTTTTTGTTGTTGTTGATAGTGTTGACGGTACTCCTGTTAGTAAGAAGATTACGGCTGCTGATGTGGCTAGTTATATCAACAGTCTTGTCGCTGCTGGAGTTACCACTTTGGATGGTTTGGATGATGTCACAATAACGTCCGCTTCTAGCGGACAGTTATTGTCGTATAATGGTTCAGCATGGGTAAATAGCGCACCTGTTGCGGCTTTTAACCCTGTTGAGGCCGCAGTATTCTTGTAGGGAACGATTTAACCACTTATTAGGAGATAACAAATGGCAACTTTTAGCAAGGAAATTCTTTCGGGTAGCACAGATGGCAGGGCAATCAAGGTTGCTGCTACTGCTACGGCTGGCACAACGATTCATACGGGTTCAACTACTGCAACTACTTTTGATGAAGTTTGGTTGTATGCGGTTAATAGTTCTACAGCAGCGGTTAAATTGACGATTGAATATGGTGGCACGACTTCGCCTGATGATTTGATTGAGTTTACTGTTCAACCTGAATCGGGTTTATATTTAATAGTTCCAGGCTTGGTAATTAAAGGCAACGCAACAGCGTTAGTAATTCGTGCGTTTGCTGGTACAGCAAATGTTATTAACATTGTAGGTTATGTAAACCGAATAACGGCTTAAGGTTTAGCAAATGTCTAGATACGGTCAGCGCACACGACCAAGTTCTGCGGTTACGGAATGGTTGGGAATAAAGTTTGGTATTTCAGGTGGACAAGAAACCGTAACTGTCGGTAGTTATAAGTACATTGTTTTTACTTCGTCTGGAACTTTGAATGTAACTGGTTCTGCTCAGATAGATGTTTTGTGTTGCGGCGGTGGTGCTAAAGGTGGTAACCCTTTTGGTGGTGGCGGCGGCGGTGCAGGAGAACTTGATTTATTTACAACAACAACCGTAACAGGCAATGTTACGGTGACTATCGGTGCAGGCGGTACGACTGTCAATACAAATGGTGGCACTACTACTTTTGGAAGTGTCATCACTTCGCTTGGTGGCGGTTATGGCGGCGGTGATGCCGCAACAGGTGGCACTGGTGGTTCAGGTGGCGGTGGTGGTCGTGGCGGTACAGGTGGTGGTGCGTCAGGTTCAAATACCAATGTCGGTTCAGCAGGTGTTGCTGGTAATCGTATTGCGGGTGCGGGCGGTGGCGCAACAGCGGCAGGCACTAGCGCAGGTGGAGGTCAGGGATACACATTGACTTCAATTGATAGCAATTTGACTGCAGCCAATTTTCCGACAACTTTAACAGGTATGACGGTTATTTGTTCAGGTGGTGGCGCAGGCGCATACGAAGCAGGCGGTGGTTTTCAAGCAACAAACGGCGGTACAGGTGCAGGCAACGGCACAAATAGCAGCGTTGCTGCAACATCCGCAACTTCTTACGGTTCAGGCGGCGGTGGCGGTGGCGCTGATGTTAATACAGCACAAGGTCCACCAGGGGACGGAAAAAGCGGCGTAGTAATAATCAGGCAAGCGTTATGAGTAATTTTGCAGAAATAATTAATGGCGTCGTAGTCAATGTGATTGTTGCTGACAATGAATTTGTTGCATCACAAACCGACAAAACCTATGTGCTATGTACTCGTGGCGGTATTGGCTGGACTTATAACTCAGAAGTTGATGTGTTTGTAGCACCACAACCGTATCCTTCGTGGGCGCTTGACGAGAACTATGATTGGCAACCACCAACACCAATGCCAGTAGATGGTAAACGGTATGCGTGGTTTGAACCAAACCAACAATGGATAGAAATAGTTGAGTCGTAGGAGAAAACAATGAAACTATCTAAACAACAAAAAGCGATGTTCCATTCATATTTGCGTAGTTGTCTGGCGGCAGTTCTTGCTGTCATTGCTACAGGCAACTATGACCCATCAGACTTATCTAAAGCGTTGTTGGCGGCTGCTTTGCCACCAATCATTCGTTGGGCTAATCCGAACGACAAGGCGTTTGGTCGCAAGCCGTAACTTATGGAGCTATCCGACCTTCTCAACGAGAAGGAATGGAGAAAATGTAAAGGGCCTGAAAACGCAACCTTAGAACAACAGGTTGAGGCATTTGAATATTTCTGTTCCAACTATTGGATGATACGCCACCCTGAACGGGGTCGTATCAAGTTTGAGTTGCGTGATGCGCAACGAGAAACAATTGCCACATGGCTGTCCACTCGATACTCAATAGTTCTGAAGGCACGACAGATTGGGTTCTCTACCCTTGCGTCTGCATATTCGTTTTGGTTAGCTTTCTTTTGGCCTGACAGATTTATTGTCATGCTTTCGCGCACAGAGCGCGAAGCAGCCAAGTTGCTGCAAAAATCAAAGTACGGCTACAAGATGTTGCCGGCATGGATGCGCAAACATGGTCCAGAGTTGTTGTCTGATAATCAACTTAAGATTGTGTTCGCTAACGAGTCTGCGGTTGAGTCGCTGCCGTCAGGCAACGACCCAGCCCGAGGTGAATCTGTTTACCTAGTAATCATTGACGAGATGGCGTTCTTGCCAAACCCAAGCGAAGCTTGGGCATCTATTGAACCAGTTGCCGATGTCGGCGGTCGTGTTATCTGTCTATCAACAGCCAATGGTGAGGGCAATATATTCCACGAACTATGGGTTGGTTCTCAAACCAACACAAATAGATTTACGGGAATCTTCTTCCCTTGGTCTGCTGGCGACCGTGACCAAGAATGGTACGAAGCCAAAAAGCGTGACTTGCCTGACTGGCAAATGGCACAAGAATATCCATCTGACCCAGATGAAGCCTTTATCCGTTCTGGTCGTCCCGTGTTTGATTTGGAAGCCTTGCGCGAGTATGAGCCCGAAGAACCAAGTCGTGGCTACTTACACAAAGGAATGGGCAAAGGTGTTTACGAGTTCAGGGAAGATGGTGGTGAACTCGCTGTGTGGGAGTTCCCTGAGCGTGGTCAAGTTTATGTTATTGGTGCTGACGTTGCCGAAGGTCTTGGTCATGGCGACTTCAGTTCTGCGCATGTAATCAATGTTGAAACAGGTTTGGTTGTGGCACATTGGCATGGTCATGTGGACGCAGACATATTTGGTGAAGAAGTTTTGTTTGCTTTGGGTTGGTGGTACAACCATTGCTTGATTGGTGTTGAGTCAAACAACCACGGGTTGACAACCCTGAAAGGGTTGCAACGCGTGGGATACAAGAATCTGTTTCGTCAAAGACGGCTTGGTCAACGCAACCCAACAGTCAGCGAGACTTTGGGTTGGCGTACAACATCGGTTTCCAAACCCTTAGCCATTGACGAACTAAACGGGAACATACGAGATGGTGCTTTGTACATTTCGTGCAAATCAACAATTGCCGAGTTGCGTACTTTTATTCGTGAGCAAAACGGAAAGATGCACGGCTCACCCCACGACGACAGAGTTATGTCTTTGGCTATCTGCAACCAAATGCTTAAATATGTTTGGCTACCCGAATATCGAATTACCGTTGCCCCCAAAAAGAATACGTTTGATTGGTGGAGCCAACACATTCTGAAAGCCCCAAAACCAGAAAGACGACTAATCGGGGCAGAAAATGTCAGAAAAGTAACGATTTAGGATTGTATTGATGCTTTCCATAACCTGCGACAACTGTTCAACAGAGTTTTATGCACCAGAATTGCCAAGGCGGGGTGCTATTTGCTTTAAATGCCACATAGGCACGGTAAATCTAGGGTTTACCTACGGCAAAGAAGACTTCCATGGACCAACCATTAAGGAACGTCAGGAAAAGCAGGTTGCTGATGCCAAGATAAATGGCATCAACGCCGAGCCCGTTGGCAGTCGTTGGATTTAATGCCATGCCTGAAATCTGGGTCCCGATTGTCGTTGCCGTTATTACGGGCCCAGTAGTAGTAGTCCTAAGCAAGCTACGCAAAGAGAACTCAGAACAACATGCAGAAGGTAGGGAGTTGCTGGAAGCAATAGGGGTAAAGGTGGATAAGGTCGGTAGTAAGTTAGATGAACATATTGGTTGGCACAAAGGTAAAGAGGATAAATAATGGCACGAATGACTAACACGGAAATTTTAAAAAAGTATCGAGAGAAGCTGGAACAGTCACGCCGTTGGCGACAAGAAGAACGCTACGACGACCTTTGGAGTCGTCTAATTGATTTGTACCGTGGTAAGCACCATCGCACCGACATCAAAGAAGACCAACTTCTAATCAACATTGCGTTTGCAACCATCAACGTTATTTCGCCCGCTGTATCTATCAATCATCCAAAAATTGCAGTTAATGCTAAGCGACCGGAAGATGCTGACAAAGCAATTGTTACAGAAGCAATTATTAACTATTGGTGGCAACATTATGGTTGCCAAGAACAATTCCGTCGTGCCGTAAAAGATTTTCTTATTTGTGGACATGGTTGGGTCAAAACTGGTTATCGCTATGTTGAAGAAGAAAAAGCAAAAGACGAAACACCAAACTTTGATTCATATGACGAATTAACAACTCCTGGCTCGGAAGCTGCGGTTGAGTCAGAATTAATCATCAAGGAAGATAGAGCATTTCTTGAACGGGTTTCTTTGTTTGATATGTACGTTGACCCAGATGCAACATCAATGGATGACATTCGTTGGATTGCTCAACGCATTCGTCGTCCTCTAGAAGATGTAAAGAAGGACAAACGATACAATGCTTCTGCGCGCGCGGACGCGGCGCCTTCGCATTACTCAAAGTGGGGACAAGACCAGTTCCGTCCACGAATGTCAACCGACAAAGACAACTCATATGTTGAAGTTTGGGAATGGTACGACATTGACAAAAACACAATGTCCGTGTTCTGTGATGGTTCAGATAAATTCCTTGTTTCACCAACAAAGATGCCTTTCTTGTTCGGACATCCGTACACGATGATTCGCAACTACGATGTGCCTGATTATTTTTACCCAATGGGCGAATTGGAAGCAATTGAACCACTACAGCATGAATTGAATCTGACTCGTACACAAATGATGAACCATCGCAAACGGTTCTCCCGTAAGTGGCTATACAAAGAAACAGCATTTGACACAGATGGTCGCAATGCCCTTGAGTCAGATGAAGACAACGTAATGGTGCCAGTTGTTTCCGATGAGGGAATCAACAATGTGATTACGCCGATGCCGGCAGTAATTAACCCACCAGAGTTCTACAATCAATCGCAATTGATTTCTGACGATATTCGTTCAGTCTCTGGACTTAACGAATATCAGGGCGGTGGAATGCCAGAAATCCGTCGCACGGCAACAGAAGCGGCAATTATTCAAGATGCCGCCAATGCCCGTGTTTCGGACAAGTTGGCAATCGTCGAAAAGAGCATTGGAGAGTGCGGTCGTCGTTTGATTATGCTTGCACAACAGTTCATGACTGGACAGCAAGCTGTTCGTATTGTTGGTTCAGAAGCAGAACCAGTATGGCTTGAGTTTGACCGAGACTACATTCAGGGTGAGTTTGATTTTGTTGTTGAGGGTGGTTCAACTCAGCCAATCAATGAGTCATTCCGCCGTCAGATGGCAATGCAGGTTGTAGATGCTATGGCGCCGTTTGCTGGTGCTGGTATTTTGGATATGCCAAAACTTGCAACCTACGTTTTGCAATATGGTTTTGGTATTCGGGGTGCTGCGTCTTTCGTGACCCAACAGCCAATGATGCCAGTTCCGCCACAGGGGGTTGGCCCAGAGGGACAACCACCAGAAACGCCAGGTGGAATGCCTATGCCATCGCAGCCTTTGGCTGAACCACAAGAAATGCCACCAACGGGTGGCATGGCTATGCCGTCAAATATTCCACCAGAAATTTTGGCACAATTGCTTTCGCAAGGAGCGCCGTTAGCGAATACTCAACTACCTATGTAACGCTTTTGCGTTAGGTATAGAGCAAACCGTTGGAGGACTCTATGAGTAATGATAACACCGTTGATAGTGCAATTGAAGCCCCAGAATTTGGACAAGCAGAAGTTAGCACGGAAATAGGTGAAGCCCCTGAAGTAAGCACCGATTATTTTACTTGGGACGAATACGCTGACAGACCTGTCAAACTAAACGTCGCTGGTGAAGAAATTGATGTGCCGCTTAAGGAGGCGCTCGCTGGATACCAGCGTCAAGCGGACTATACCCGTAAGACACAGGAATTGAGCGAGCAACGAAAGCAAGTGCAATTTGGCGCTGCTTTGCAAGAAGCCTTGCAAAACGACCCAAAAAACACTTTGGAATTGTTAAAACAACACTATGGGTTAGACGAACAGCAAACGTTTGACGAAGACGAACTGTACGCAGACCCCGTAGAAAAACAATACCGACAACTGGAATCCCGAATCAAAGCATTTGAGCAAGAAAAAGCTGTGCGAGATTTGGAAAAATCAGTTGAGCTTTTGTCACGGAAGTATGGCGACGCATTTGACGCAGATGAAGTAATTGCTAAAGCTTTAGCTACAGGCAATTCAAATCTGGAAGCCGTCTATAAACAGACAGCGTTTGACCGTATCTTTGAACAAAGTTTGACTGCCAATCAGGTGAAAGCCAAGAAAGCAGAAGAAGAAAAAGCTATTGTTCAAGCGAAACGGGAAGCGACTGTTGTGTCGAAAGGCGCTTCAGCTAAAAGCGCCGACGTGTCTTCTAAACCCGTAACCACACTTCGCGATGCTTTTGAGTTGGCTAAACGCCAAATTAACGGCTAGCACTAACAACAGGAGATATTACTATGGTCGCTGCCAACAGCAACTTTGACAATCTATTAACAACAACGCTCGCCAACTATCGTGCGACGTTGACCGACAACGTATTCACCGCACGTCCTTTGACTTACAAGTTGATGGAGGGTGGTCGCATTCGCATGCTTAACGGTGGTACAAAAATCGTTGAGCCGCTTATCTACGGACAGAACAACACAGTTGGTTCGTACAGCGGATACGAGACACTCTCGCTCACACCGCAAGAGGGCATCTCGGCAGCTGAGTTTGAGTGGAAGCAATATGCAGCCTCCATTGCAATCAGCGGCATTGAAGAAGCCAAGAACAACGGTGAGCAAGAAATCATCAACCTTCTTGAAGCCAAAATCATGCAGGCTGAGGAGTCAATGCGCGAGTCATTTAACCAAATGTTCTTCGCAGACGGCACCGGCAACAGCGGAAAAGACTGGAACGGCTTGGGCAACCTTGTTGAATCAGGCAACACCGTTGGTGGCATTAACTCGAGCACCTACTCATGGTGGCAATCAAAGGAAGACAACGACGCAGTCGCTTTGTCGCTTGCTGACATGTCATCGCTTTACAACAACGTTTCAGTAGGTAACGACCACCCAGACTTGCTTCTTACAACTCAAACTCTGTTTGAGAAGTACGAAGCCTTGTTGCAACCACAGTTGCGTTACACAGACACCAAGACAGCAGATGCTGGTTTCCAGAACCTTCTGTTCAAGGCTGCTCCTGTAATGTACGATGTGCATTGCACAGCTGGTGTGTTCTACATGCTCAACACCAAGTACCTCACACTTGTAGGTCACTCAGGCAAGTGGTTCTCACAGACAGCATTCGTGTCTCCAGAAGACGTAGATGCTCGTTACGCACTTATCATGTGCTACGGTAACTTGACAGTCCGTAACCGTGCTAAGCAGGGTAAACTGACAGCCAAAACAGCCTAATAACTTCAACAATTAAGGAGAAACTACAATGCCATTAATCGCAAATGACACAGACGGTGCAGTAACACGCAAGCGTCTTGAAACTTGGGCAGCCAAGGAAGAAAAAGTAACTGTTGTTGCAGCAGCTGATGAAGCAACCACACAATCAGCAGCAACACTTGCTGGAGCAGCAGAGGTCGTCTACACAATGACCCCAACTGCAGGTCGTGCCCTCACGACACCAACAGGTGCTGAATTGGGTGCAGCTTTCACAGACGAAGCAGTTGGAAGTTCTTTCCGATTCTCAGTTGTGAACCTTGCAGGTGCTACACACGCAATTACCCTCACAGCTGGCGCTTCTGGCGTGACGCTTGTAGGTAGTGCAACAATTGCAGCTGCTAGTTCAGCTTCGTTTGTTGGTGTTTTCACCGCAGCAGACACAGTTAGTATCTACCGTAAGTAGATATAATGTTTGGGTGGGGGGTAAAAGCCCCCACCCAACATTCTCAAAATACCCATGATGTACGGCAAAAAACCACCTTCAAAAAAGAAGACTCGCGGCCAGAAAGCCGACGCTGCAAGAAAAACAGCTGAAGCAAAGGCTGTTATTAAATTTAACAATACTCTTAGAGGCAAAAAAGCAATTGGAATTTCGCCATCTAACAAAAATATTCCGAAATCAATGTCCGAGGGCAGAACCTATAAGGGCAAGTAATTAATTCGTAATTTGGGGTGTGCCCCCCACCTTCCAGGGCATACCCCAAGTAACGAAAAGGACAAGTAGTGATGAAGAACGCACAATTGTCCGGCGAATATTACGGCGTACCAATACAAGGTATCCGTCCTTCCGCAGAAGTTCCAGGCTCACGCCAAGCACCACCAAGCGGTCCATATCTTGGACGCGGTAATTTTTGTGCTGCAAACGATGATACATGTACGGGTCGGAAAGCCAAAGGCACCGATTACTGCATGGGTCACTTACGAAGCAGGGGTGAATCATAATGACAATGAGTCTTGCCGATGTTCGCACTATGGTGCGAAACATCTCCGACCTTGATTCGGTGGATTTGCCAAACACCATTATTGACAATGCTGTGAAGGAAGCATTTCAGCGCATTATCGCCCTTGAGCGCCGATGGCCAAAATACCAAGAAACGTACACATTCAATACAGTTGCTAGTCAGCGCCCATACACAATATCTAC